CAGGAAACGGTATTCAAGCAACTTCATCTACATGGGCAAAGAAACACATCTTTGGATGGTCTGATGAGGAAATTAGATTGGATTTACAACAACAAAGAATTGAAAGAGCTGTGGGTGAGGAACTTAAAGCAACTCCAACGGTTATTACAAAAACAGGAATTTTTGACAATATAGATAAATTATATGGTTCTGCTACAGGAGGAACAGCATCTGCTGCATCTACAGCAACTCCACCACCACCTGGAGGTGATTTAGGCGGGGGTGATTTAGGGGGTGAATTACCTCCACCACCGGCAGGAGAAGAATCAGTACCACCACCGGCAGAGGGAGGTGAAGTGACACCTGAATCTAAAATGAATAATTTAAATATTTTAGTTGAAAATAACCTTATTGAGGGGTCGTTATTTTTAGACTTAGGACAGGGTCAAGATTCTTTAGGAGAAATTTCAAAAGAATTAGATAACTTACTAAATTCGTAGTATTTATACTAAAACTATCAACAATGACATTCGGGCAAGTAAAATCCATAATCGAAAACAGCTTAATTGAATCCTACAAGAACGAAAGGGAATTCAAACAATCATTAAGAGAATTCAAACATAATGTTTTGAGTAATAAAACTATGTCTAAAGTGTACTCTTTATATGACCAATTAAGTACTCCTCAGGGGTTATCGGAATCGGATGCCAAAGATTATTTAGAAGAAGGTGTTAATCTTATTCAAAGATTATTGGGTGGAATTAAACTTCCTAAAACAATCTCAGAATCAGTTAATGAATATTCTGATATTGATACTTTAGTTTATTTAAATAAAGTTAGTTTGTCCGAGAGAATTTCTGCAAAGAAAAACATTGTTAAGGTTTTAACTTCTGAAAAGAAAACTGTTAAAGAATCTATTAATATTCCAATTAAATCAATGGTTAATATTGCTAATCAAACGTTGAGAAATTACATAGAGAATTTAAGTGAGAATGAGAAAAAAGAATTTTTCCAAATTATTTCTGAAGATACAAAAACATTAGAAACTAAGTTTGAGACACTTAGGGAAAGTACTATTTCTAAATTGAATACTATTTTAGAAAATGAGCAGGAGTTTGAAGTAAAGACAAAAATATCTGAAACAATAGATAGGATTAAAAACGAAAAGTTTGACCAACTTAATTTTTTAAAGTTGAAAAACTTAGAAAACTCAATTTAACTTTTTTCTTTGAATATATTTCGCTTTTAAAATCTCGGTTCTCTTTAGAACCGATTTTTTTTTGTATTCCTTTCTATCAAATAAAATTTGATTTTGTTTAGTCTTAATGACTTTAGATTTCAACGTCTTGAGAGATTTTTCGATGTTCTCTCCATTTTTAATTTCAACTATTAACATACTATAAAATATCTACTTTTTTCAAAAAATTTTGACTATCGGATTTATATGTCTTATTTTTATAATAAATAAACCGAATAATATGAAAATTAATGAAAAAAGGGAAAAGTGTAAAGTTGAATCTTTATAATCCTATCAAATCAAGTTACGGCACCGTAGATTCAAAAAATTTAAAATCTGTCTACATAAACATACAATCATGGGTAACGCCAAAATTTGAACACGACAATTGGAATAGAGTTGTTTGTAATTTAAGTAGGGAAATAAAACACTCCGTTTATAATTCAATTACAACAGATATTTTTCAAGAAAAAAGTATTGTTGATTTAGATTTACGTACAAGTGGAATATCACACGGAAAAAAATCATTCTTCAATTTAGAAGTTAATCTATACACAAACATAGAATTAGATTTCAAATCATATGAAATAAAAGAATCTATTAAAAAAATTATTAAAAACATTTTTAAAAATAACATTATCGAAAACAAATATTTTGACTTTTCAACCTCAAAAAAAGAAACAAATCAATAAACTATCTATTATTGGATATTTATTTTAAAAACCTTGATGAAAAATCTTAGAATATTAGAAGCGAGTGAGCTTGGACATGGCATCTTAGTAGAAATGGATGCTGGTTACGTTTCCCCAAAAGAAGAACATAATGCAAATATCTTAAAAGAAGCCTCCAATTTGGATTATAAAAATCCATTTGAATTTTATGCTGTTCTTCAGAAATATGATACACCAAATAGAAACGGTAGATTTTACCCTGAAAGAATCCTTAAAAGAGAAGCAGAAAACTATAAGAAAACAATTGCGAAAGGTTTATCTACTTCAGAATTAAATCACCCTGAATCATCTTTAATTGATTTGGATAGAGTATCTCATATCATAACTGATATTTGGTGGGATAAGAATATCCTAATGGGTAAATTAAAATTACTAACATCTCCAGGATTTCATGAAAGAGGTATTGTTTCAACAAAAGGAGACATTGCAGCAAATTTAATGAGACAAGGTGTTACTATGGGAGTTTCTTCAAGAGGAGTTGGTTCATTAAAAAAAGTTGGAGAAAGAAATGAAGTTCAAGATGACTTCGAATTAATTTGTTTTGATTTAGTGTCATCTCCATCAACACCGGGAGCTTATTTATTCTCAAATCCTGATGACAGAAACAAATACGAAGAAAATTTAGATGAAGAAAGAAATCGTAAAGATTCAAATCAGTTCGCTGAGAAATCAGTTGACTTAATGAAAAAATTAAACGATTTTTTAGGAAAATAATTAAACATGGACGAAAAGTATTTTGTAGCAAAAATTCAGTACGATTTACCTGATGAGAACTCAGGGAAGATTAAAAAAATCAGAGAAGAGAAACTTGTTAAAGGTTTTTCAGTAACAGATGTGGAAGCAAAAGTTACAACAAAGTACGAAGGATTCACACACGATTGGAGAATAACTTCGGTATCTGAAAGTAAAATCGATGAAGTAATTGAAAAGTAATTTAATAAAAGTGGTCAAATGACCACTTTTTTTATTTGGTAGATATTTATCAAATAAAATAATATGAACTTTCAAGTCACATTCTCAGCAGGTACAGGTCCTGTGAACTCAAGTTTCAAAGTAGTTAATGCATCATCATGGGCAACTTGTTTAGCCTACTGCGAAGGTACAGGAGATGCTGTAACACAAATAATGAATTTAGGTAACGTAGAAGTTGTCGTTAATGACGCATCCTCAACAAATTGTTATCAAGTTTCATTAAAGTCTAATAGTACACAACTATTAACCTCCTACTTAGTTTTCGATACAAGTTATGATACTTTACAAACTTGGATTAATTCTCAAACAAATAAAACAGTTAACAATATTAGTTTACAACAAAAAACTTATGTTGTGGTCTAAAGAAAACTACTTTTTTTAGTTTTGACACTATTTATTAGATAAATTAAATAATTTTTCATGCAAGAAAATAAATCATTAGTACAAGAGGCACTTATTCAAATGAGAAATGTTGAAGAAGCAATCGCCGAAAATGCAAAAGGAATACTTCATTCTACAATGAAAGAAGAAATCAATCAGTTAGTAAAAGAATCTCTTTCTGAACAAGACGAGGTTGACTTAGATACAGACATAGATGCAGACGTTGACACAGATGATGTGGATATGGATGTTGATATGGATGTTGATGACGACACAGAAGATATGGATATGGATGTTGATACAGACATGGACATGGATTCTGAGGACGAAAGTCCTATAGATTTGACTGACGCATCTGACGAAGAAATTCTGAAAGTGTTCAAGGCTATGGGTGAAGAAGACGGAATCATCGTTAAAAAAGATGGTGAAGACATTCACTTAACAGACAATGACGCTGACACAGAATACTTAGTAAAACTTGGTGAGTCTGAAGAAGATGAAATAAACATGAACGAAACAGACGAAATTATGAACCAAACAGAAACAGACGAGTCAGTACAAGATGTAATTGACGCAATTTTCTCTAAAAACGGAGACACCTCAGAAGTAGACATCGATGATGTTGAATCAGATGATGAAATGATGGAATCAGATGATGATGAAATGATGGAATCAGATGACGATGAAGTTGTTTACGAAATCCATTTAGACGATGAGTCTGATGAAGAAGAGATTGACGAACAAGACGACGAAGATTTAGATGACGAAGAGTTAGACGAATCTGATGAAGATGAAATGATGGAATCTGACGAAGATGAAATGATGGAATCTGATGAAGACGAAATGTTCGAGCAAGACGAAGATGAAGAAGAGCTTGATGAAAATTGGGAAGAATCTATTGACGAAACTTACAACCCTAAGAAAGCTGGAAAGAAGGTTAAACCTAAAGGTGTTGGAATTGGCTCAGGTCCTAAATTCACTTACAAAGATAAAGCTGCAGGTGGATTTAAAGAAGACAAAAAACAAGGTCCTAAATCAGTGGGAACTGGTAAAGCTAAATTCGAATACAAGAAAGGAGCTAACATGGAAGGAAAAGGTAAAGCTGTTAAAAAAGTTGAAACAAAAGAAGCGGCTAGAACTTTAGGTATGGGTTCTGACTTTAGAAAGGGCGGTTTACCTAAACCAAGAGCTCACTCTAAGTTCAACACAGCAATCAAAAAAGAATCAGTAGATGCAGAAGTTAGTATGTTGAGAGAAAAGAACGAAGAGTATAGAAAGGCATTAAATGTTTTCAGAGAAAAACTAAATGAAGTTGCTATATTCAATTCTAATTTAGCTTACGCTACAAGATTGTTCACAGAACATTCAACAACTAAAAAAGAAAAAATAAATATCCTTAGAAGATTTGACGGAGTTGAAACTTTAAAAGAATCAAAAAGTCTTTATAAGTCAATCAAAGACGAATTATCTACAGGGGATACACAACCAATTACTGAATCAGTTGGAACTAAGTTAAACAAACAAGTTTCTACAGGTTCATCAGTTAACCTAATTGAGTCTAAAACATATGAAAATCCTCAGTTCTTAAGAATGAAAGATTTAATGACTAAAATAGGTTAATAAAAAAAATAAAATAAAACAAAAACAAACATTCAAAAAATGGGAGCATTATTAGAATCAGGTCTTGTTGGTAACATCGGTCTTAAGCACCTTAAAGTTATCAAAGAAGATACAATCAACAAATGGGACAAATTAGGCTTTTTAGAAGGTCTTAAAGGTCACATGAGAGAAAACGTAGCTCAACTTTATGAAAACCAAGCATCATTTTTAATTAATGAAGCATCATCTACATCTGATACAGGTGCATTTGAAACAGTAGTTTTCCCTATCGTTAGAAGAGTATTCTCTAAATTATTAGCAAACGATATCGTTTCAGTACAAGCAATGAACTTACCAATTGGTAAATTATTCTACTTTGTACCTAACATTCAAAATTATGAAGTAGGTGGTGGTCAAAGCGACAACACTGGTATTCATTACGCACCTTATGGTTCACCAAACGCAACTGCAGGTCAAACACCAAACAGTGGTTATAACTATAATGATGGAAGAGACCTTTACGATAGATTCTACGAAGGTAACGAACCAGCATTAGACCCTCCAGGTTTATTTGATTATTCTAAAGGTCAGTTCTCAGCTATCACAGGTAGTGCAGTAACTGCTCAGTGGAATAACTCAACATTAAACTTAGAACCAGCTGGTTACGCAACAGATAACTATAGAAAAGTATTACTTATCATGTCAGGTTTCGCATCTGATGGAGCAGGTAAATTAATCGGTCCAGACGGTCAACCAATGGATAACGAAGCTTTCTTATCTGATTTAACAATCTACGGTTCAACAGGTTCAACAAACCCTACTACAGTAGGTGGTGGTCCTTACTTATTCAGAGTTGTAACTCAAAGATATGGTAAAGGTATCGTACAATACGGTAACAACAACGCTACGTTAGTATTCCCTAACAGTAAAACTGATGGTGGTCAATATGACAACTTATGTGATGCTGAAGGTAAAATCTACTTAGAGGTTGATTTACAAGTACCAGTATGTGTTACTTGTGGTGGTTCATTAGACGGTTACACAGGTTC